CAACTTGGTCCTTTTAGAACTGTATCTGATCCGCAGGCCTTACAAGGCGCTAGACCAGACTCTCCTAACCCTACCAGTGCTTTTCTTATTGTTACTACAAACGGGATTGTTTACTTAGGTAATGGTAACTGGAGTACAGCGGGAACAGCAGAAATGCCTTCGGAACTTGATATAACTGACGCTTTACAAGGTGCCGTGGGCACCGTATCGGTGGTGACACCATGAGTTTTACATACGATCAGTTAAAAACAGCGATACAAGACTACGCAGAGAACGATGAAACGTCTTTTGTAAACAATTTGCCTGTGTTCATACGTCAGGCGGAGGAAAGAATACTCAAAAACGTGCAGTTGAGCCTGTTTCGCAAGAACGTCAGCGGCAATATGACGCAGGCAAACCAGTATTTGGCTTGTCCTAGTGACTTTTTAGCCCCGTTTTCGCTTTCTTTTGTAGATGCTAACAGCGACAAGACGTTTTTAGAGTTTAAGGACACTGATTTTGTACAATCCTTTAACCCAAACCCCGCAACGACGGGTAATCCGCGGTTTTACGCGGTATTTGACGTTGATAATTTTATTATCGGTCCTACTCCCGATGCAGCAAGGGCTGTGGAGTTACATTACTTCTATAGACCGGCTAGTTTAACGGCTGGAGCGGGAAGTGGTACAACTTGGTTAAGCGAAAACGCGCAGATGGCCATGCTTTATGGCAGCTTAATTGAAGCATATATCTATATGAAGGGTGAACAGGATATAATGGCTGCGTATGAAAAAAGATTTACAGAAGCGATGACCGGCATGAAAATGTTGGGTGAAAACAAAGAAGTAACCGATGATTATCGCACTGGTATGTTAGTGAGGCCGAAACAATGAGCTTCCCAGCATTAGAACTAGATATGAACCCTGACTTCAAGGTGGAAGTACACACCACCCAGAACCGGGGATTCACACCAGAGGAAATTGCAGAGAGATGCGCTAATAAAATAATATCTATTAGTGATTCTGCAAACCCTGCAATACAGGCACAAGCACACGCCTTTCGTCAACACATTGTAAAAGTTTTAGAATTTTACATGCGTGAAGCGATTAAAAGTGATAGAACAACCGTGTACAACGCAATTATTGATTCTGGTAATCAAGAACTTGCGGAACTAATTAGGAGACTGTAACCATGGCTTTCAGCGGAAACTTCATGTGTACATCGTTCAAGAAAGAGCTATTGTACGGTGTCCACGACTTTGATCTCTCTTCGGGAGATACCTTTAAAATTGCTCTTTACACCAACAGCGCCTCTTTCGATGCTACGACTACTGCGTACACTACCAGTAACGAAGTAAGTGGAACAGGTTACACTGCGGGTGGCGGAGCTTTGACTAACGTCGATCCTACTTCATCCGGAACTACGGCACTGACGGACTTTCAAGACGAAACGTTCTCAAATGCAACAATTACGGCACGTGGGGCATTGATATATAATACTACTCCCAATACTACGTCACTTTCGGTAACCAATCCGAGCGTTGTAGTTTTGGATTTCGGCGCGGACAAAACATCCACCGCAGGTGATTTTACGATTGTTTTTCCAACTGCTGATGCAAGTAACGCGATTATACGGATAGCGTAATGGCTGACGTAATCGTCCCAATAGGCGGCTGGGGCCGTTCAGGTTGGGGCGCAGGCCCGTGGTCCCAGAGTGGGCTACCACAAGCTGCGGGTTCTGTAGGTTCAGTAACGGTTGTGGCGGAAGCCAACGTTCCGGTTACAGGACTACAAGCAACAGGTAGTGTTGGCAGCGTAACAATAAACGCAGCAGCCAACGTATCTGTAACAGGGGTAGCTGGTACTGGCCAAGTAGGCAGTGTCACTACAACGGCAGATGCCAATGTTAACGTTACAGGTGTAGCGGGAACAGGGCAGGTCGGTTCGGTCAGTATAACTGCTGACGCGAATGTACCCGTCAACGGATTGGCCGGAACTGGAGCAGTAGGCTCCGTATCGGTCACCGCAGATGCAAACGTAAACGTTACGGGTGTGTCGGGAACAGGGGTCGTAGGCTCCGTAAGCGTCGAAGCTGGCGCAATTGTACCCGTCACAGGACTTGAGGCCACAGGGTCCGTTGGTTCAGTAACGATTGTTGCAAAAGCCAATGTTTTCCCAACAGGTCTTCAAGCTACTGGTCAGGTAGGCGACGCCACTGTAGATGGCGAAGCCAATGTACCGGTAACAGGCTTGTCTGCGACAGGCACCACTGGATCAGTTTCAGTAAGAACTGGTCAGACAATTAACGTCGGTGGTGTGAGTGGAACAGGTCAAGTCGGAAGTGTCACAGTAGAAAGTGATGCTGTAATAAATGTAATAGGAGTCAGCGCAACAGGTGGTGTCGGAAACGTACTGGTATACTCTAACATTGTCCCGGATCAAAATCCGGGTTATAGTGAGATAGATGTTAACCAGTCGCCGTCATGGTCGGAGGAAGAACCAACCCAGAGCGCAAATTGGACGCAAATAGCAGCGTGAGGATAAAATAGATGCCAAGTACCTATACAGTTAACCTCGGTATTGAAAAACCGGCCACTGGTGAGCAGTCGGGTACATGGGGTGATACTACAAACGTCAATTTCGATATTCTGGATCAAGCGATCAATGGCGCAGAGCGAGTTACGCTCACTAGCGCGGGTTCATCCGGATCACCAAATGCTTTAAATATCACTAACGGTGCGACCTCTGATGGGCGCAACAAGTGGATTGAATTTTACAGTTCAGGCGATCTTGGGGGTTCTGTATACGTTCAGTTAGTCCCAAATGACGCTGAAAAAATAGTTTTTGTAAGAAATAGTCTGGCAAGTAGCCGGTCTATTTTACTTTTCCAAGGCACATATAATTCTGGTCGGGACTTAGAAATACCGGCTGGCGTAGATATGGTAGTTAAGTTTGATGGTGGCGGCGCAAGTGCAGCTACTGTTACTGACGTTTTCACCAAATTACGTGCTACTGAAATCACCACACCTACTTTAACCGCTACTACTGCCGATATTAACGGCGGTACTATTGATAACTCTGTTATTGGTGGTTCTACAGCGGCAGCAGTAACAGGTACAGCGGTTGTTGCTAATACAAGTTTAAACATTGCAGGTGACGGCGCGACTGTTACTGGCATTAAAGACGAAGACAACATGGCGTCTAATAGCGCCACAAAGCTTGCTACGCAGCAATCTATTAAAGCGTATGTCGATTCACAGGTCGGCACGGTCGATACATGGGCCGAAGTTCTGGCTAATGGAGCCACTTCTGGCTCGACCAACCCAGAGGTTACTGCGGGTCAGGCGCTCAAGACTAACACTATTAACGAAACCTCTGCGGGCAGCGGGGTCACAATTGACAGCGTTTTACTTAAAGACGATGTAGTTAACGCCACTGATATTGAAACAGGCAGCATTTCTGCAAATGACGGTACGGCTGCGGCTACGATTGCCAACAGTACCGGCAACTTTACGATTACCAACTTTATATCTAACTCCGTAGACATAGGCGGTGGTACGATTGACGGTACGACCATTGGTGCAACAAGCAGGGCACAAGGTTACTTTTCTCAAGTAAATCTAGCTGATTCCGCGAAAGTTATGTTCGGGAACGCAAATGATTTGCAGATATATCATTCAGGTACGCACAGTTTTATTTCAGAGGCGGGAACGGGTGATTTATACCTTGGTGGTTCTAATAACATCGCTCTTATGAACGATGACTTTACGGAAAACAAATTACTTGCGACTACCGATGGTGCTGTAAAACTATATTTTAACGGGATTCAGAAACTTACAACAGAAAATACCGGTATTGACGTGACCGGGGTTGCTGTAGTGGATGGTCTTACTTCTTCTGCGGCTATTACAAGCACAAGTAATTCTAATAGTTTAGGTGGAACTACCTTCACCAGTGCTATTTCAGGCACCTCGGCAACTATGTCGGGCAGTATAACTATTTCCGGCAACAGTAACACTTTTGGTAGCACTACGATTACAGGAAATCTGTCAGTCGATGGCGGCTCAATTAAGCTGGATGGTAACTATCCTACGGGTACAGACAACGTAGCCTTGGGTAACACTGCTCTGGACGGCATCACTTCCGGGGCTGGCAATATAGCCATTGGCGATAGTGCGGCTACCTCATTGACAAGTGGTTCAAACGCAGTCGCCATTGGTCGAGATTCGATGAGTACGGCGGTGTTTACAGGGTCAGATGCCGTTGCCATTGGTCGTTCGACTCTAGCGGCGAACACGTCGGGCAGTAACAACGTAGCCGTTGGTGGCCTTGCACTTCAAGCTACGACCTCCGGGGCGGGTAACGTAGCCATTGGACTAAAATCAGGTAATTTAGGACAAGCGCATACAGGTAACGCGTACTTGGGCTATCAAACCGGATATGCCAACGTAAGCGGAAATTACAATGTTGGGATTGGGTTAGATGCTCTTTTTTCAAACACGGCTTCTGACAACATAGCTATTGGTACTAATGCTGTTCGTACTAATAGCACGGGGGCAGGCATAGTCGGCATTGGTCGTAACGCGCTTGAGCAATCCACCGCAGGTAGTAACACGGCGTTAGGGTATAGCGCGGGGTATAGCGTAACATCTGGTTCGCCTGTAACTGTAGTTGGTTATGAAGCAGGTAGGAACTCAACAGGAGGGTCTAACCTAGTAGCGTTGGGATACCGAGCGGCGTACTCTAACGCTAACACAAACTTTAATACGGCAGTTGGTAACTACGCATTAGAAACCCAAAACGAAGGGGGCCGTAACGTAGCCATCGGGTATAGCGCACTTCAAGCTGACGAAAAAGGTGCGCGAGGAGTAGCGATAGGTTGGGGTGCTTTATCAAACCAAGATTTTGCTAGTGTAACCACAAGTTACAACACCGCAGTTGGTTATATTGCCGGAAACGCTAATGTAACAGGTACTAACAACAGCTTTTACGGTGCTTTCTCAGGAGATGGTACTGATGACGGAAACAACAACACCGCAGTTGGTTACTCTTCTTTAAGTTCTAACGCTGGAAACAACAACACCGCAGTTGGTTATACCGCCGGCCAGAACGTAACCGGAGGGTACAATACGCTTGTGGGGCAAATGGCGGGAGTAAATGTTACTTCGGGAACGTACAACACTTTTGTGGGGTCAGAATCGGGTCAAGGCACCGCAGTGTCTGGTGTATCAAATTCGGGATTAGGTTATGCGAGTTTATACAGCGTAACGTCCGGGTCTAACAACACTGGAACAGGCATGTGGAGTCTGTTTTCAAATACTACCGGGGATAACAACGTTGCCTCTGGCACCTATGCAATGCGTTATAACCAAACGGGTGGCAACAACGTTGCTATCGGTGGCTTTGCATTGTGGAACAACGTTGCCCATTCAAACATCGTAGCGGTAGGGCATAACGCGCTTAAAAGCGATGTAACTCCTGAAGAATCAACTGCTGTCGGTAATGATGCCCTTAAAAACCAGACATCTGGGCGTAACCACGCCTTTGGTTTTAGAGTGCTTCAAGACTTAGAAACCGGTACTTACAATACTGCCGTCGGCGGCGAAACTCTTGAGAATATTACGACCGGAAGTTACAACGCGGCGGTAGGCTCATTTGCAGGGAGACTTTCCCTAGCGGGTGACTACAATGCGCTTTTAGGATATTACGCGGGCTACAGCAACTCCGAGGATGGCAACGTCTTTTTAGGTTACTACGCCGGGGCCACTTCTACGACTGCTGCAAACTCTGTCGCTATTGGTAAACAGGCTATGGAAGGTTCGACTACTACTGGCGATTTCAACATTGCCATCGGTCGTACCACCATGCAGGGTATGACGAGCGGGACTCAGAATATTGCCATGGGGGTAGACGCGTTATCTGCGGTCAGCACTCAGAATTACAACGTCGCCATCGGATCGTCCGCGTTACGACTCGGAGCCACTGCTAATTCAGTGGCAGTTGGTACTCAGGCGGGTCGAAATGCAACAGGTGACAACCAATTATTTGTAGGCTACTCAGCGGGCTACAGTAACACTTCAGGTATCAACACCGCCCTCGGACATAGAGCCTTATTTTCTAACCAAGCAGGTACGGGCAACGTCGCCGTCGGTAACGATACCATGTACTACAACAATGGCGGCAGTTACAACGTCGCCGTCGGTAACGCGGCAAATCAAGCGGGTTCTGGAGACAGAAATGTTCACATGGGTCAGCAGGCGGGAGGCTATAATACAGGACTACTAATTACCGCGATTGGCAACCAAGCAGCGGAAGGTATAAGTGGCAACACCAACGCGGGTAGTTATGGTACTTATGTCGGCGCTTATGCCGGACAAGAAATAAACACCGGACAGGAAAATACGTTTTTAGGGTATGCGTCGGGGAAACAGATCACGACAGGTGCTAAAAACACAATTATTGGTTCATTCCAAGGCAATAGTGGCGGCTTAGACATTAGAAC